CAAGTAAGAGAATTTCATCATGGATGCAGCCCGCGATTTTTACTTCCTGTTCACCAGCTTCTAGAAGCTTTGGCCAGAGGTTTCCTAGAGCGCATTTAAGGATGGCCGCACCAGCGCCTTGAATTGGAGTGTTGCACCTTACCGTAAGGCGGTTCATGTCACCTGGCAGAAAGCGCCGCATATCAGAGCCTGGGATACGAATTTCGGCCCACCGGTTACTTGCTGTCTTTGATGCGTCTGCAGCATTCTGGTTTTGCCACTGCTTCACACCTGCATAAGTGCTCAACCATTGGTTACGAATTGTTGCAGCTGCCTCCACAGTCATGGTGACACCAGAGCTAGCAGCGTAATTACGCAAGCCTTTAGCGCCTGACCCATACAGCAAACCAAAATTGGCGCTTTTCGCAATCTGGCGAGAACAACCAATTGCCTCAGCTGTAACCGTGTGAAGGTCTTCGCCAGCCTGGAACGCCTTGGTCATCTTTTCATCCTGCGCCACTGCTGCAGCGAGTCGAAGTTCCATCTGACCAAAATCCGCATCCACAAGCATCCAACCATCAGGAGCCTCAACACATTGCCGAAACTCTGTATCACGGGGAATTTGCTGGTTGTTGGGTTTGATGCATGACATGCGGCCTGATTCCGCTCCAAGCTGGAGGTAGCTGGCACGTACAAAGCCATCCGGGTCCATCTTTTCAAGGATCCCTTCAGCCATTTGGCGACGTTTTTCACTTTTCTTCCAGGCCAAATAGGTTTGTATGACATGGTGATCCGCAGCGTAATCCTGAAGTGCTGCCCTACTAGCACTGGGCTTGCCGGTTTTACCGTCCTTTGGCACTGTCCCTAGAAGTGCTGTGAACTTTTCTAACAATTGCTTGGGACTATTTAAGTTGAAGCCAGCTTCTAGCTTGGTCCCACGGCGAGCATCACCCGTAGCTTTTGGCCTGAGGTTAAACGCTTTCGGCGCCGTTTCAATCTGTTCAATTTCCGCATACCACTTTTCGTAGTCTGAGTCGTCGTGCCCCATTTGCGTGACAAGGTCTCGAAGCTTTGAAAGTCTTTGAGTATTTGCTGCTTCTCTTGGGAGCTTGTGTTCTGCCGGAAGCGCATTATCAAGTTCCCGTAAAAAGTCCCTACCGAGCGCATCAATGTCGTGTTGGTAATCATTACAAAGCTGCTCAAGACTGGAACGGTTCCAAGGAAGCCCGGTACGCCACATCTGGGCCATAGCGGGAAGTGCTCTGCACTCTAATGTGTAAGCTTCGGAAAGCCTCGCATTCTGTAGCGCCGCTGTAAGTGGATAGTCCAGCTGCAGCAGCACCTCAACATCTTTAGCGGCATAGACCAACTGGTCTCGACTTAAGACTGGAACGCTCCAATCAGACCGCTGTTGTTCTTTGTCGAGTTCAATTTTAAGGACACGTTTAGCAACATGTGCCAGTCCGTGCCTTAAGTTTGGCGTTCCATTGTGGTGGAGCTTACTGGCAAGCATTGTGCAGCCAATCCGGCCACGCACATAGATGCCATGTTCCTGCAACCAACCAAGGTCAAAAACTGCGTTATGGGCTAACCAGTATCGGTCACCATTGGTAAAGAACAGGCGGAGCTTTTGCCAGCCATCGGTATCTAGTTCAAAGCAGTCAATGATGACGATAGTTTTACTAACTTCGCATCCCAGCTGGATTAAACGGAGTTTGCCTATTTCAGGCTGTAGCTGGAGCGTTTCAGTATCGAAGGCGATAGAAATTGATGTCGAGATCCTGTGCAGGTGCTCGACACCAAAAAACAAGTTGTAGTCAGACATGGGTGGTCTTCAAAGAAGTGTGTATTCAGGAAGTGGGCCTGTCCATTCGGACTCGTGTTGGCCTTCGGGACTGTACCATCCGCTGTCGTCAATACGCCAGCCAGCTGTGCAACGCTTAAGGGCCTTGTAGTTTTCCCAGACAGGTTCTTCAGGAAAAGGATTTCCGTAGTCGTGTTCCCAGTCGTGTTCGCTGATGCCGGTAGGTGTGTACCAGCCACCTTCATCAGCTTCCCAGCCTTCTGCGGTACGCATTTTCCAAAGCTTGTCTTGATCAGCCATAGCAGCATCAAACTGAGCAGCGTTTACAGCATAGTTATCGAACCAAGCCGCAACCCGAAGATTGTAATCTGCGGCCTCATTTTGTAAGTAGCTTGGAACGTTCTTAAGTTTTACGCTTGCAAAGGTGCTGGTGTCAAATGGGTGTGTAGACATGATTAAAGAGGAAAGGTTTCGTAAGAAGCTTTAAGAAGACTTTTTACGGTGGTTTTTAAGTCTGTGATGCGGTCAGTCGACTGCATGTCGCAAACAATTGGAACCTCAGCTGTGAACCACTTATGGCCACAGCCTGGGCACTTGCGGCATCTTACGATGCTGACTTCAAACCGAGGCTTGGTTTGAGTAATCCACCGATCCCCGCGCTGTGGTTTGCGGTTGCAGTGGGGGCAGTTCATGCAAGAGGGTCGTCATAGGGGTCAAGTTCAAATTCTGAAATCAGGCGGCATAAGTACCACCTGGCTTTGCGAAGGTCTTCAAGGCCATTTTTCTGGCGATACCTCCAGATGTATTTAATGCAATTGCCGCGCAGATAACCAAAAAACTCATCGGTTGTCATTGCGGCCTTGATCGCTTCAATACACTCCACGCCGCTACTGCTTTGGTAGTGCGCTGGAGCGTTGACAGGATCAGTCATCAAATTCAATCGGAGGAATGACGCACCAGTCAGTAATCCAGGGCAACATGCGTAGCACCTGTTCCCGTGTTGGTGCATTTGTATGGTCTAATGGTTCGTCCCAGAGAATGACTGCCTGACAGTGTGCAGAGTCAAACTCAGGTGGATCTAGGTGTGTTGCAGGTAAGACCTGAACAGCGTCATCAACAATGGCCTGTACATGCAGGAGATCAGATCCTCTGTTGTAGCTGTAGCTGATTAGTTGAGCGTGGGCCATGGTGGGGCTCCGAACGACTTACTTACAGTAGCACACTATGTCAGATGTGCCGTAATGCTGGGGAAGAACTCATGCGCGTAGGTGCTCATGACACTGGCATCAATACCAGAATTGAGAGCAATGTCTATGTCGCGTTCCAATCGGCAGAAGTCCTCAGGCGTGTCGTGATACAAATCTTCACAAAGACTGACTGGCAGCAGGTCCGTTCCATAGGCCGTATACCTGACAATCGCTAAATAGGGCGTCGGTCCTTTTAGCTCGTAATACGTGATGGTGGCCCATTCTTGCATTGGACCGCAGTACCTGACACCAGTCTGGCTCAGGAACCAATCATTGAGCATAATGTAGTAGTGAGCATTTTTACAATGGATCCAAATCGTGAATTTGTCTACGAGCGGTACGCCCGTAAAATTTCCAGCTGCGAAGACACGAAGGAACTGCAAGAGTTGACCTGCAAGTTCCTCCGCCTTTACTTGACGCAGCAGGAAGTAGTGGAAGGTCTGATCAAAAAGGGCTGGCTACCCGATCTACCCGATGACTCTGACATGGGCTGATCGTTCTTGAGCAGCGGCGGCACGTGCATTTTTATTAGTTGCAACCTGTAAAGCCGTTTGTTTAAAGCAAGCCCTTTTTGTGTCTATAGGGATACATGAAAGAATTTGTTGCACCTTAAAAACAAAAAAATCTTCATCTTCACTAACCTCTTCGAGGCCCATGTGGGACGCCTGCACCCCGTTACATAAACAGCTCACCAACCAATAACCAAAAGTAGGGGATTCCAAAAGATCCCTTAAGCGCACTTTTTCAGAAGCTGCAAGAACCTTTTCGGGTAGATCAAATGTAGGCATGAGTGTAAGTAGGTTTACTAGAGTAGTGGACCGTCAGAATCCTACACGAAGTCGTCGTCAAAGTCACCAGCCAAGAATTTATTTATCAATTTCTTCAAAAAATACGTCCTTTTTACATCAATATCATCCAATTTTGCATCCATACGCTCCACCAAATCTGAAGGCATGTTGCTGACGGTAAAGGTTTGTTTTGTACTTGGCGCGGGTCTAAGTACTTGCAACTGTTCAGACTCGCTTTTTAAAGTATGAAAAGAAGTTATAAGCGTACCAAATGCCTTGCCATCATATTTTGTAGACGGCTGTTGAGCAAGCACCCTAATGGTAGTACCAGGCTGAAGGCTGGCAAGAGTTTCATGTTGCTCCTGAATAGGCATATCACTATGGCAATAACAACGCATAGTAGTAGCAGGACTATTTAAGCGGTCATATATTTCTGGTGACGGATTTATAATTTTACCTTCAACAAACGGACGTTTATTACTACCAGCAACGGCAAAAGTTACACAAACTTCAACAGGCAAGCTATCTGCATACCTAGCCAGCTTAAAACTAAGTTCGGTTTCTTGGGACAGCATGTGAAGGCTGGTAAGGCCCTCACATACTACACAAACAAACCTAGATCAGTCGGACCACTTGTCCCAGGCTGCGTTCATCAGCGTGTCCGATTCCTGCTTGGTACGGTCCATCTGCTTCGCGCGGGGATATTGCCCTGAGTGTCCAGTATGGGCAGAACCCGCACCATCACAGGGTTCTGAGGCTGGACAGCCTCCTATATCAGCTGCAATGTGTCCAGGCTCAGTATCCGCACCTAAATCAAGGCT